AAACTAAATGGCAATAGCATTATTTATATCAAGAACTGACTTAGTAAGAAACTCTATATTAGACGGTAACGTTGATACAGATAAATTTATTCAGTTTATTAAACTAGGTCAAGAAATTGACATACAAAACTTACTAGGTACTGATTTATACAACCGAATAAGTGACGACATTACAAACGACACTTTAACAGGCGACTATTTAGCCCTTGTAAGAGATTATGTTCAGTCAACCCTTATATGGTTCGCCCAAGTTAATTATATTCCATTTGCAGCTTATCAAATTAAAAATGGGGGAATATTTAAACATTCAAGCGAAACAGCCGAAAACGTTAATAAAAATGAAGTTGATTATTTAGTTGGAAAAGCAAGGGAGTATGCAAATTATTATAGTACTAGATTAGTTGATTACCTTTGTTCCAACAGTTCCAAATTTCCTGAATACACTAGCAACTCAGATAACGATATAAGTCCAGATACAGATACCGTATTTAATGGGTGGGTTTTATGAAATATAAGGTAAAAAAAACAAATCTTAATAAATTAAAAAAATATATAAATGCCTATACCGAAACCAAAACAGAACGAAAAACAACAAGATTTTATAATTCGATGTGTAGCGGAAATAAGCAAGGAGTATAAAAAAGAACAAGCAATATCAATTTGTTACAATCAATATAAAGAATATAAATGATTAATAACGTTTTAAAAGCAAAGACAAGGGAGTACACTAGCAGAGGTTTAACAACCGAAAAAATATCTGTTACGTGGCGACACTATATTAGTGGGGTTAATACTTATACACTATACGATACAGGTTCTACAACGACATTTCCTTATGCTTTTGGCGGTATTGGTGTTCCTTATGATGCTTATTTTAGTCAGTTTCAATTATCATCAATGCCTTATTCAAGTAGGCAATTCCCAAGCGGTAATTCGATAACTTTAAGTGTTTATATAGACGGAGTTTTCAAAGGAAGTCAAACAGGGTCACACGCAAATAATGTAAGGGAAACCGTTATTTTAGATTTTGGTAGGTCAATAAAAATAAACAAAGGTCAAACAGTTACATTAAGATTACAGGTAAACGGACAGTGGTGGTATTCATCAAGCACCTCAATAATAATAGAAAGATAATGAAAAAACCATATTTTGCACTAGTACCAAGCGGATACGCATTTTATAAACTATTTTCAATTTTACCGACAAATGGTGATGCTGATTTTGATTTTTACAGAAGCACGGGGTCAAGTAGAGTTGCTGAGAATGGACTAATAAAGTCAATTTCATCTGCACATCCAACACTAGATTGGCTAAACAGTTCTTGTCCTAGATTAAAAATTGAAGAAAGTAGAACTAATTTACAAAGATATTCAGAAGATTTTACTCAATTTCAATGGGCGACGGGAAATTTAAGCGTCATCGGAAACGATACCATAGACCCAAAGGGCGTAGAAAACGCAGATAAAATAATACCAAACACAAATAACACATACCATTACGTGGAAAGCATAACAAGTGGCTCTGGCTATGGGGTTACAACAACTTATTCTGTTTTTGTAAAAAAGGGTGGTTTTAGTCAAGTTGAGTTACGTTTGGCATATTATTCTTCTCCCGGAACTCCGATTGCTCAGGTTAAATTTGACTTAGATACATTACAGACATTTGGAACTACAATAGGAACAGCCTTTGAGTACCAAGATTACGGGAATGGTTGGTACAGGTTACAAATAAACGCATCAGTTAGCTTAGGAGCATCTTCCGCAATGTTAAGGGTTGCCGTGTTAGATAACCAAAGCCAAATATTTCAAGGAAATGAAGTAGATGGGCTGTTTGTTTGGGGGGCTCAATTAGAATCTTACGCAGCAAAAGCATCAAGCTATATACCAACTTACAGTTTAACTTCTTCAAGAGCAGTAGATCAAATAAGCCCAATAACTTTAATGAATAACGATGCTAAAGGAACTATATTTTTGGATTTAAAAGCAGAAAACGTCAACGGGCTTTCAACAATATCGTTATCAGATTACGCTAATAATAGAATTGTTTTTTCGTTTCAATCTGACAGCCGACTTTCAGTACAGGCTGGAAATGCACCATCTCCACCATTTTTCACTTATCAGTATATCCACAACCAACAGAGGTTTAAAATTGCTGTAAAGTGGGAAAGATACGGAAATTTGGAGATTTACATAAATGGCGTAAATGTAGCCGTCACGAGTGCAGGAAACTTAAACAACTTAAATACATTTTGGTTCGGTTCGTATTCGGGAGCCACAAATCCTTTTCAGGGTGACGTTTATCAGTCTAGTATTTACAATGAATATTTAACAAATAGTGAATTAATAGAATTAACTAAGTTATGAAAATAGGAAAATATAATTTTAAAAACGAAGAGCAGGCTTTACAAAAAATTGCTGACTTGGGAGTTGAAATTGATTTTGAAGGTAATGAGTACCCAACGCATAATCATTTAGTTGTTAAACTAGGACATATAATTTTAGAAAATGGCGAATACGAATTAAACGAAAATGCAGAAATGCAAATAATTAAAGAACCATTATTTAGTGATAAATTTCACATTGACGTCTTATGGCACGATTTAGAAAACCATCCTTACGGTTGGAAAACTTACAGTGTAGATTTAGACAATGAGGGGTGTCACGAATTTATGGGTTTATCTTATTTAGAACATAAAATATAATGACAATACAAGATTTGAAAATAGGAATTTTAAATGCTATTACTTTAGGTGTTAGTTTTACGCATATAGAAAACGGATTAAAAATAATTTTACTTTTACTTTCAATAGGATACACAGCTCAAAAGATATATGAAACTCATATAAATAAAAAATGACAGAAAACTTTAAAAAAAGTGAGTTTGATTGCAAATGTGGATGCGAAATGCCCGAAGATGTTTTGGTAAATATTACTAAATTAGCCAATCAATTACAATACATTCGGGATAACGTAGCTATGCCTATAGCGGTAAATAGTGCTTATAGATGTGAAGCTCATAACAAGTCGGTTGGTGGTTCTGTAAACTCTCAACACTTACTAGGCAAAGCAGCTGATATTGTTATTAATGGACTTGATCCTGTTTTAGATACTTATGACTATTTAGACGACCTTATGCGAACTGGAGAAATATTACAAGGCGGTTTGGGAATGTACAAGACTTTTACGCATTACGATATTAGAAGCAACATTAAAGCACGATGGAACTATGCCTAAATACAAAGAACAAAACGGAACTACAAGGGTAGGCGATGCATTACGTTGGTTATTAAAACAAGGTAAAGAAGTAGCACCAGAGCTTTTAAAAATAGCTTCTAACGTCACAGGAATTGAAGCCTTAGAATTATTAGCCAATAAAATCGGAGCTGATGCCGTTTTAAGTGAAACAGATAAAAAACTTTTATTAGAGGAATTAAACTTTGATAAAATTGAAATGCAAGAAACGACTAAAAGATGGGTTTCTGATAACAATACCGACAGCTACTTAACACGTAATATCAGACCCTTAACGCTCGCTTTTTTAACAGCTACACTATTTGTATATATCATACTAGATAGTTCACTAGACGGCTTTAAAATAGCCCCTGAATGGATTGATTTACTTAGTTCTTTATTACTTTTGGTTTATGGTGGTTATTTTGGAATGAGGTCTGCTGAAAAGATTACAAAGCATTTTAAAAAATAACTATAAATGTTTTTGTAACAGAGTAAACTCAAAATTTATTAAATATTGTAACAAAATAAATTGCTTTTTATTTTTTTATTTAAAATAAAAGATATAAATTTGAATTTTTTGTTAAGCTGATTAATTAGTTTAACGTTTTTGTTGCCTTTAAAGGCATAAAAAAACATATATAAAAACAAATAGATAAGACACCTGAGGAATATTCAAAAATGGCAAAAAAATCAACTCGTAAAAAGTTAGTAGATAAATTAGATAAAGTTTTTAGTATATACATAAGACGCAGATATGCCGATAATGATATAGCTGAGTGTTTCACTTGTGGTAAACAAGACCATTGGAAAAAGCTACAAAACGGACACTTTCAAAGCCGTAGACATTATGCTACAAGGTGGCACGAATTGAATTGTCAAACCCAGTGTCCATCCTGCAATGTTTTTAGATATGGTGAGCAATTTAAATTTGCTCGTAATTTAGACAACACTTATTATGAAGGTTTAGCTGATGAATTACATATTGAAGCTAATAAAACGGTAAAGTTAGACAACACAGATTTAGAAATGTTAATAGAAAAATACGAAATGTTAATTAAACAACTAGAAAACTAACGTATATTTGCAAAGTATTGTTTTTGTTTTAATATGGATTGGTTTTTTACTGGTCGGAATTTACCGTTTTTGTACGCTGCAACCGTATAAAGGCGGTTTTTTTTTGTTTTTTTTTTAAATAATTTTTTTTTTTTAATTATTTTTTTT